ATACCCGCACCATGTGCTGTGTGATGTGCTTGCCATGCATGATGGGATATGGCGGAGGGTTTATCGGGAGAGTTTTGCGGTGAGGGGGCATAGCAATGCGGGAGATATGGAGCGGGCGCCTGTCCGCCGGAATGAGGGCTATCATACCGGAGTTCGGTGAGCAGGACATCTATTACTTCCAGATAGGCGATGAGCGCGTAGACATGCGGCTGGTGAGTGGGGATATACGCAGTGGCTATGCAAAGCGCGTCTACTTCGGGCGGGATGACCGCATGCGATACGAGCTGGAGGTCATCCAAAGTAGTGATGTTATCAAGCTGAATTACTGCTTCGCGAATGCACCGGGCATTTCGCCTATGCCGTGCGCCATAACGGCAATCTATGCGGAGGATGATGTGCATGACCCGACAGCAGATTGAATCCGAGCTCCGCGCATACCGCGAGAACGCGGCCAGGCTGGGCGTGCTGACCGAGCGCGCGGCCATGCTGGAGCGGGATATCCTCGCCGCGCGTACTGCCCTGGTAGAGGACCCGTCCGGCGTCGGGGCCGCCCGGCTGGACGGGATGCCGAGCGCCAAGGCGGGAGCGTCGGTGGTGGAGCGCATGGCCCAGCTTCGCGTCGAGGACCCGCCGGAAGTGTACGACATGACGCGGGAGCTTCTCAAGGTGCAGGCGGAGGCGGAGAAGCTGGGGCACAGGGTGGCGATGGTCGAGCGGTGGTTGTCGGCGCTGGAGGAGCGGGAGCGGTATATCGTCATGCTGTACTATTTCGACGGGCTGACGTGGGCGGGGGTATGCGAGCGGTATATGATGCGGTATCGGAACGTGACGCTGACCGACAGGCAAGCGCGAAGTATAAAGGCTGCGGCGCTTGATAAAATCGTGCGGGTTGCGGCCTGATGTCGCAAAACTTCCGCAAAATTTCCGCTTTTTGGTATTTTGGATGTGTTATGCTTATGCTGACAGAAGTAACGAGATATACAGACGCTGAGCTTACGAGATGGGTTCGGCGTCTGTTGCTGTGTGTGGGGTGGTGTCGTGGCTCTCAGGGCTTTAAGACCGTGTAAGAAGACAGGTTGCCCGGAGTTAACCCGGAATGTAGCCGGGTACTGCGATGTACATAGCGCCGCGGCAGAGATGCAACAGCGGGAAAGCCGGAAGGCCGACATGGAGCGACGGGGTAGTGCGCGGGAACGTGGCTATGACCGGGCGTGGGAAAAGGTGCGGTTGCAGAAGCTACGGCGAAACCCGCTATGCGAAGATTGCGAGGCGCGCGGGGAGATCATGCCAGCCATAGAAGTGCACCATGTAGCCAAGGTGAGCGAACGGCCAGACCTGCGGCTGACCATGAGCAACCTGCGCTCGCTTTGTAAAAGCTGCCACAGCAAACGAACGGCGCGGGGCGAATAGGGGTAAGGGGGTAAAATCCTCACCGCTTTTGCCGAGGGTACCGGGGTGGGGCAGGATTACGCGACTTTTTCCCGCATCAGTTTGCAACGGAGCAGCAAAAACTTGCAAAAGGAGGGATTGCCATGCCAACGCCGCCAAAACCTGTTTCTGTCCTTCGCCTTGAAGGCAAATCGCATCGGACCAAAGCCGAGCTCGAACAGCGCGCCGCCGCAGAGGCCGCCCTTCTTACCGGAGTGTCTATGCGTGAGTGGCCGGAGGTCAAGGCTGACCCGGTGGCGCACAAAGAATTTGTCCGCATCCGCCGCCTGCTCAAGAAAATTGGCAAGGACGACGCTCTCCATGAAAACGTGATAAACCGTTACGCCCTGCTCCGCTCCGAGTGCATGGGATTCGAGGAAAAGCGGGAGCGCTTCGCCGCACGGCTGAACCAGCTCGAGGACGAATGGGAATCCGGCGATAGCGGGATGAAGCCGTTCGACTATTTCAAACTGCTGGCCGCGATGCAAGGGCAGGTCGTGGCGGTCGATAAGCAAATCCAGGCCAAGCGCAAAATGCTGCTGGACATCGAGAAAGAAAACATAATGACCATCGCTTCGGCGCTGCGCTCCGTTCCGAAAGCGCCGGAGAAAGAGCAGATGAGCGGCGTTGCGCAGTTCATGGAGAAGCGGCAAAAGAAGGTGTAGCGCATGCCGTTCGATAAGCAGCGCGCCCTTGAACCCATCGAGTTCATCCAGCTCTTGCATCTGGTCGACGACTTCTACGGCGAGCCTTTTATCCTGCAGGACTGGCAGCACGAAATCATCTGGAACGTCTACGGCACCGTAAACGAAAACGGCTACCGCCAATACAGCCACGCATACCTTGAAATCCCGAAAAAGAACGGCAAGACTACGCTCATTGCCGGTATAGCCCTCTACCACCTAACGTGCGACCCGCCCGGCGGGCAGATATACTGCTGCGCAGCAGACCGCGAGCAGGCATCCCTCGTCTATCAGGCCGCCAGGCAGATGATAGAGCAGGACGAAGGCCTAAAGGCCATCCTGCGCGTGACAGACAGCCGGAAGCTCATCACGAACAAGCACACAGGCACATACATGAAGGTGCTGTCCGCCGAGGCGTACACGAAACACGGCGTCAACCCGACGGTAGTGATTTTCGACGAGCTGCACGCCCAGCCTAACCGCGACCTATGGGACGTGATGGACTTTGGCGCTGGCGCCACGCGCAAAGAGCCGCTTTGGTGGGTCATCACCACGGCCGGTGATGACCCGGACCGCAAATCCATCGGCTGGGAAAAACACGAATATGCCCGCAAGGTCCGAGACGGAGAAATCGTTGACCCGTTCTGGTATGTAAAAATCTATGGTGCGCCAGATGACGCGGACATATTTGATGAAAAGGTATGGTATGCCGCTAACCCGTCACTCGGCGTTGCCATCGACATCGAAAAGGTCAGGCAGGAGGCAATCGGTGCTCGTAACGACGAGGCACAGCAACGCCTTTTCCGGTGGCTCCGGCTGAATCAGTGGGTATCGCTCAAACGTATCGGATGGCTACCGCTCACGCTGTGGGATAGAACGCAGGGCGATTGGGGCGTCGCAGAATTGGTTGGGAAAAAGTGCTACGGAGGGCTGGACCTGTCTACCACGCACGACCTGACCGGCCTTGTTCTGATATTTCCGCCGCAGGACGGCATCGACGGATGGCGCTTTATATCCGAGGGATGGATACCCGAAGAGAGCATGAAAGAGCGTGCCCGCCGCGATAACGTACCATATGACAGATGGGTGAACGGTAAATTTTTGCATGCGACGCCGGGCGATACCATCGATTATACGTTCATCGAATCCCGCATTCTGCAGATTGCCCAGCAATACAACCTTGTCGCCATAGGGACAGATCCTTGGAACAGCCAAATGCTCCGGCAGCAACTCGAAAAGCAGGATGTCGCGCTGGTCGAGATACGACAGGACATGGCGATGATGTCGCCGGCCATGAAAGAAATTGACCGCATGATGCATAACGGCGCGCTGACGCATGAGCAAAACCCGGCGGCGCGCTGGTGCTTCGGGAACGTAAACATCGCAACGGATGGCAACGGCAACATAAAACCCATGAAAAACAAAAGCGTAGAGCGAATTGACCTGACTGTTGCGCTCATCAATGGCATGGCACTGATAGTCAAGATGGGCGCGAACAAGCCATCGGTCTATGAGACGCGTGGCATGCGCAGTCTCGCGTAGGGAGGTGATGCATTGAATATAATCCAACGCGCCGCGATGCGCATAGTAAAAAACATGTTCGACGAAGAAAAGCGGGCGTTTTTTGCGGGCGACCCGCTCCCGGGCGATATATCGGTGACAACGGAAACGGCCCTGAAATACTCGGCCGTTTTTGCGTGCGTCCGGGTGCTCAGCGAGACCTTCGCGTCCGCGCCGTTCATGCTCTACCAAAAAAAAGGCGATGAACGGGAACCGCTGACCGACCATCCGCTATATGAGATTATGCACAACCGCCCGAATGAGGAAATGGCGCCGTTCTCATTCAAAGAGGCGTCGATGATGTCATTATGCCTTGGCGGAAATGCAGTTGCCGAAAAGCTAGTAAGCAAAAGCGGAAAGCTGGTTGGGATATACCCGTATCCGCATAGTGTCGTCAGCATTGAGCGCGATCCGCAGACAAGAAGACTTGCTTACAGAATCCGCGACGGAGATAGGGAAAAAGTGCTTACGCGCGACCAGGTGCTGCACATTCCCGGCGTATCGCTCGACGGCGTAGTCGGCCTGTCGCCCATCAGTTATGCGGCGGCGGCCATCCGGCTGGGCCTGACATATGAGGCGTTTGGAAACAGGCTTTTTAAAAACGCGGCAATACCAAGCGGAGCCTTCAAGCATCCTGGCGAACTTGGCGAAGAAGCATACAACCGGCTGAAAGAGGACCTGCGGGAAAGATACGCCGGCGTCAGGAATGTGGGCACACCCATGCTACTGGAGGGCGGGCTTGAATGGACGCCGTTCACTATCAACCCAACAGACGCCCAGCTTCTGGAAAGTAAATACTTCCAAATTGAGGACATCTGCCGCATCTACCGCGTGCCGCAGCATCTTGTCAATAAGCTTGACCGCAGTACAAACAACAACATAGAGCATCAGAGCCTTGAGTTTGTGATGTATACCATGCTCCCGTACTATAAGCGTTCAGAGGAGTGCATCAACGCGCAACTGCTCACGGTGCAGGATCGGGAGAAAGGCATCTACGGCGAGTTCAAGATAGATGGTCTGCTGCGAGGGGACAATGCCGCCCGCGCCGCGCTCTACGCCAACGGACGTCAATGGGGTTGGTTGTCCGCGAACGACATCCGCAGGTTGGAGAACATGCCGCCAATCGACGGCGGCGACCGCTATCTTGAACCGACAAACATGACCGAAGCCGGGAGCAACCAGGGCGAGGCGGCAAGCGCAAAACTGCTTGACGAAATCCAGCGGATGCTGGAAGAAGGGAGGTAGGATATGCCGAGATTTTGGAACTTTATCCGCAATGCGGCAACCGAAACCGAGCCGGAAAGCGCAGAACTCCGCATCGAGGGAGAGATTGTGGACGATGACGACGTGTGGATATACGAGTGGTATGGCATAAAGGCAGCCGCACCAAATGCCTTTCGGGATGAACTGGAAAAACTTGCCGGCATCGACATTACCGTTACTATAAACAGCTATGGCGGCAACGTCTTTGCGGCGGCGGGGTTCTATAATGCCCTTGTCGACCACAAGAAGACAGGGGCCAAGGTAACAACGCGGACAGACCAAAAGGCGATGAGCGCCGCAACTATCCCGTTCATGGCTGGCGACGAAAGGCTAATAGGCCCAGCAGATATGCTCATGGTCCATAACCCGCTGACCGAGGTATACGGCTATGCGAGCGATCTCCGCAAGGTGGCAGATATGCTTGATGAAGTCAAGGAGGCCATCATAAACGCATATGAAATAGGCACGGGCAAGGATCGAGAAGCAATTTCGCGAATGATGGACGACGAGACATATATGAGCGCGAGCGCCGCCATCAAGGAAGGCTTTGCTACCGGACTTATTCCAGGAAAAGCCTCCGGCGAGAATGTAATAAACCTCGCATTCCATCGCGGCGACATTCTGAACAGCACGACCGAAGCGGTAAAACGCATAGCGGCCATTAAAGCACCGCACTGGGGGCAGCCCCCGCCGAAAGACGAGCCAACCGACGACCAAAATCTGAAAATGGCGAAAGCCCGACTGGCTCTTGAGACAGAACTCATGGGCCTTTTTGATGCCGAGATTTAGGAGGGGATAAAAGAATGAACAAGTCCAAAGAGATGCTCATGCTGATGGACGAGGTTAAAGCCGCTGAGGCTGATGCCCGTGCCATCGCAAACAAAGAAGGCGCGACGTGGGAGGAAATTAACGCAGCAACCAATGCCGTAAAGGCCATAAAGGCCAAAATCGAGATGCAGAAAGCCTTTGATGAAGGCAAAGAATTCGACGCAGATGGAGTTGAGGTGCCGGAGAACCAGCCCGCGAGGCAGAATCCGAAGGATCAAGCGCGCCCGTTCAAGTCGCTCGGCGAGCAGCTTGTAGCGATTGCGCAGTCATCGCGTCAGGGTGCAACAATAGATAACCGCTTGCTGGAGATTCAGAACGCTTCCGGCGCAAACGAAAGCATACCGTCTGAGGGCGGATTCCTTGTGCAGCAGGACTTTGCAACAGAACTGATTCAGAACATACACGAGACCGCTGTTCTGGCATCGAAATGCACCCGCATCCCGATAAGTGCAAATGCCAACAGTGTAAAGATGCTGGGCGTAGATGAAACCAGTCGCGCCACCGGCTCCCGATGGGGTGGAGTGCAGGGGTATTGGGCCGACGAGGCTGCGACCATAACGGCATCTAAGCCCAAGTGGCGCAAGATCGAGCTTACGCTCAATAAACTAATGGCGCTTTACTATGCCACCGATGAACTGCTTGCAGATTCACAGGCGCTGGAGGGCATCCTGCGGCAGGCATTTACCGAGGAGCTCGCATTCCTGACCGATGACGCTATCTATCGCGGTACCGGTGCCGGGAGGCCGCTCGGCGTGCTGAACGCTGGATGCCTAGTGAGCGTCACCGCCGAGGCGGGGCAGGCCGCCGACACGGTCGTATATGAGAACATCGTTAAAATGTGGAGCCGTATGCCTCAGCGCTCCCGTGCAAACGCGGTGTGGTACATCAACCAGGAACTGGAGCCGCAGCTGCATCAGATGTATCTTGCCATAGGTACTGCTGGCGTGCCCGTATATCTGCCGGCCAACGGCGTTGCGGGACAGCCCTACGGCACGTTGTTCGGGCGCCCCGTGATTCCTATTGAGCATGCTTCGGCGCCCGGTGATGTCGGCGACATCCTGCTGGCGGACATGAGTCAGTATCTGCTGGCGGATAAGGGCGGCGTACAGACCGCTTCGTCTATGCACGTGAAGTTCGAGTATGACGAGATGGCGTTCCGCGTCACCTACCGCGTTGACGGGCAACCCAAGCTCGCCAAGTCGATAACGCCCTACAAGGGTTCCAACGCGATGTCGCCGTTCGTGGCTCTGGCGGCAAGGTAAGGAGGTAAACGAGAATGAAGGGGATAAATCTGGCCGAATGCGGTCACGTCGTTAACATACTGCCCCCGCAGGCCATTACCGATGCGGTGGCTAGCGATGTGTTTTCACTTAAAAACTATGCTCACGCAACCATCATCGTAACTGCGGGTAGCACTAATGCCGATGCCGGCAACATCACGATAGAGGAGTGTGACGACTTCACACCGACCAACGACACGGCAATACCGTTCATCTACTACGAGGAGACTACAGCCGCCGGAGACACGCTGAGTGGGAAAAAGACTGCTGCGGCGGCCACGGGCATCGATGTGTCTGCAAATGACAACATCATCTACGTTATTGAAATCGATGCATCCCAACTTTCCGAAGGATACCCGAACCTCATACTCAAATGGTCCGCGACCGGAGGCGCTACCTATGGCTCCGCGGTGGCGATTCTTACCGGTGCAAGATACGCTGGAGACCAGAGTGCGACTGCAATAGCGTAAAGGACGGGGGCGGGGAACCGCCCCTTATTCCGCCCAACCAGGGCGATAACGCCATGAGCGTATGGGAAGGAGTAAGTAAATGGCAATTACAAAAATCAGGTCCAAGTGGGTGTCTGGTCTGCTTGAATTTTTTGGCATAACGTCCGGGGCGACGGTGCTGAAAATCACTGAGAGCGGCATCGAGGCAAACGTAACGGGTAATGTGACAGGTAATGTGACGGGGAACCAAACCGGAGCAATCTTGGGATCGCTAGCGCTTTCAAAAGCCGCGGATTATGCGCTTGCGGCTGCGGAAAAAGCAAATCTTGCATTCCTGCTTACTGCCACTGCCGCGTCGAAAACCTTCACGCTCGGCCTTGCGGCCGGACAGATTGCCTTTGTATATAATGCCGGGTCAGAAACATTCACGTTAAAAAATGTCGCCGGTGACACCGGAACCTCCGTCGCGACGGGAAAGCTTGTTATGGTCGTGGCGAGCGCGACGGCGAACGCAAGCACCGTCGTGGCGCTGAATTAAGGCGGTGGCGTGAATGGCGGCATCTGTTACGTGCACAGAAGAAACACACGGCGTGATAAAGAAAATCAAATGGGAATGGACGTCCCATACCGACGGCGCGGTGTCGGCTGCTACTGCAGGGGCACAGACCACAAAAGCATACAATGGCGAAATCGTACGCTTTGTGACAATTCCAAGCTCTACAGCCGCGCCTGATGACAACTATGATGTGGCCATCGCCGACGAGGACGGTGCCGATGTCCTTTTGGGCGCGGGCGTCAACCGGGATACGGCAAACACCGAGCAGGTGGGAGCAGCAAACCTTGGCGTAGTGGCAAACGATAAGCTGACATTGAGCATCGCGGGCGCTGGGAGCGGAAAATCCGGGACAGTCTATCTCTACATCAGGTAGCGGGGGGTGAGTGGCATGAACTACGCGCTGACGCTGGTAATTGCGCCCGAGACCGAACCGTTGACCGCCGCTGAGTTGGTGCCATACTTGCGCATCGAAACGCCGGAGGAGGACAGTGAGGAAGAAAAATACCTTAACGCGCTTATAAAGACTGCGCGCGAATACTGCGAGGAATACCAGCGCCGCGCCTACATCACGCAGACGTGGAAACTGTCGCTCTCCGCGTGGCCGCATGGGTGCATCGGACTTCCAAAAGGCAGCCTGCAGTCCGTGACCAGCATCGTATACAAAGACAGCGCGGGCGCGGAACACACGCTCACCGCTGGTACCGACTACATCGTATCGACAACGGGCATCGTCGGGCGCGTATCGCCGCCCTACGGCGGTTCGTGGCCTACGGCATCGCTCTATCCGCTCGATCCAATTTCTATCACGTATAAGTGCGGCTACGGCGACAGCGCGGCGGACATCCCGGAGCGGGCGAAGCAGGCCATGCGTCTTTTGATATCGCACTGGTACGACCAGCGAGCACCGGTGCTCATCGGCAGCGTATCAAATGAGATTGAATTCACCGTCCACGCTCTGCTGGCGATGGACAGAATTGCGGTGGTCTGAATGATGATACAGCCTGGAGAACTAAACAAGCGTATTGAGGTGCAGGCGGTGGCATCCATCACCGAGAACGAAAACGGAGTAGAGACGCCCACATGGGAAACGTATTGCCGTCCATGGGCGGCGGTGCGCGACGTGTCCGGGCGGGAATATTTCGCGGCTGCGGCGGTGCAAATGGAAAACGTAACGAATTTCATCACGCGCTACTACGCCGATATCACCACAGCCATGCGCATTATCTTTGATGGGCGCGTGTATAGCATCTACGCCATAGACCATGCGGGCTACCGTGGCGACTACATGGTGCTGCGGGCGCGGTTGACAGGACAGGAGGCGGCACAATGAATCCGAATCCGAAGCTGATGGCCGCGCTCGCCTATATACCGGCTGGCCTGCAAAACATCGCGAAGGTGGCCTCGCTGCCTATGGAAGACATAGACCCGTCTGTCGTGTATGTGCTGACTGCAGCGGACGGCGACAAGCCCGCTGGCAGCATGTGGTTGTGGGTGACGGATGAATGGGTACAACAGACAGCAATCCCGCAACGGCATCGCAAATATAATGGCTCGGCGACCACCTACATCACGTTTTTCACATACTCAGAGCGCCCGACGCTTTCGGCGAGCGGCAAAACTATACGCATGACAGCCACCGGTCAAATCGACCTATGGACAACTGGCGACATCCGCCCGCTATATGATTACGTGGTAGAAAGGCTGCGCTTGGCGGGCATCAAATCGCCAGGCGGCGTACCCGATGCCAGCGTAGATAACGCCGATAATGTCACGTGGTATCACGGCTACATCGAATTCAGCATCAGCGAGGTCGTGGACAAGGAGGCGGCCGGAGGCTATGGCGAAAGCGCAGGCGATTGATGGATTTCTTGATTTGAGCAAACATCTCGAAAAAGTGGCTGGTAAAGTCGCTGACAAAGCTTTGCAGGCCAAAGCGTGCGAGGCTGGGGCGGAGATTGTTCAAAAAGAAGCCCAGCGCATCATCAACCAAAAGACCATACCGCGAACCCATAGCTTGGAAACCGGCGTCGCTACCGAAAGGGATGACACAGAAGGCGCGGCCTATGTCGGGTGGTCGCGGGAGGCGTTTTATGGCCGTTTTATGGAGACCGGAACCAAAAAGATGCCGGCCAGGCCACACATCAGGCCGGGGTTTGAACAGAAAAAAGAGCAGGTTGCCCGCGCAATGCTTGATGTGCTGCGCGGTGAAATGGAGGAATGAATTATGGCAATCGTGACTTATAACACGCCAATGTATCTGATAACCGTAAAAAACGGTTATTTTTGCGTCCGCACAAACACCGACAACAGCGCGCCGACGTTTGAAACGACTGTTTACAGTGTGCCGACCATACTGAATATCGGGATCACGCCGGGGCTTATTAATAAGCCGGTGGCATCGTCCGGTATCGTTTTCGACCGCGTGGTGCGTAAAACAGGAGCTGAAATCTCGTTGGGCGTCGTACAACTTCCGCGCGAGTTGCTCAACGAGATCGAGGGCGGCGTGGCGTCTACTGCGTTCTTTGTAGAGAATATCACGTCGGAAGGCAAGGAGTTCGCGTTCGGCACCTACTTTGAGCGCAAGGATGGTTCGTATTCCTACGTATGGTTCCCGCGCTGTAAGTTGCAGCCTGCGGAGCTGTCCGCCGAAACGTCTACTGAGGACGATTTCCCAGACCCGGAAATCGGCTACACATTGAGCGTCATGCCGCTTGATAATGGCATATGGGCGGTATGGTACCATACGGCCTTGGCGTCCGGCACACCGCTCACGCCCGCGCAGTTCTTTGCGGCGCCGTATACCAACGATGACGAGATTGCCCCGCAGACCAACTTTGCTAATATCAAACCCGTGGCCGCGCTGCCTACTGTAAGCATCGACGCGACAGCGGTATATGTGCTAACCGCAGCGGACGGCGAAAAAGCGGAAGGTACAATGTGGCGGTATCTGGATGAAGTATGGACTGAATATGAGGGGGTTTAATAAGCGTGGCTGATAAAATCGCTTTTGTAGTCGATGCCAAAGAGCCTGTCCTCATTAAGTATGGAGAGGGCCGGGAATACCCGGCCCTTTTTGATATGAGGGCAATGGCATATCTGGAAAAGGCCACAGGCGTCGGGCATCTTGCGTTTGCGGCGAAATTGGCAAGCGGATATGACGAAAAAACCGAGCAGGTCATCATCAAATACACGCTTGACGAACTCGCCGCGCTTGCCGTTGCCATGCATCGAAGCGCTGGCGTGGACGTGACCGAGGACCAAGTTTTACAGGCTATCACTTTCGAGAACTACAACGAAGTGGCGACGCAACTGATAACTGCGATGGTCGGTAAACTTCCCGAGCCGGAGGAAGAAGGAAAAAACACCGAAGCGTAGATGAGGACATAGAGAATCCAACCAATTTCTATGAATACATCTACGCTGCCAAAGAGTATATGCACATTTCAGAGGATGAATTCTGGCGCATGACCCCGCGCCATTTTTTTGGCCTTTTAAATGAGTATACCAAACAGATTAAAAGGAAAAACCGTGAAATTCGAAACGCCCAAAAAGGCAAACCGAGGCGCGAAATTTATCGCGTAAATTTCATCGACGAAATCCCAGGATTCATCAAATAGGGAGGTGACCGTATGGCAAGCAAAGAGGTGCTGAAAATTGCCGGACTTCGGCTCACTATTGATGGCGCGGCACAATTCAACAAATCGCTCAAAGACATAAACGCCAACATGAAACTGTCCAGCGCCGAGCTGGCAAAAGTCACCGCCGAGCATGGAAAAAATAGCGCATCAGCACAGGTGCTTGCCGCCCGCCAGACCGACCTAAAAAACAAGCTGGATTTGCAGCGCCAGACTACGCAACGTCTTAATGATGTTTTGCGCGAGACCGAACAGAAGTTCGGCAAGAACAGCGCCGAAGCAACGACGCTGCGCGCGAAGGTACTTGAGAGCGAGGCGGCAGAAATCCGCCTGCAGAAGGCATTGGATAAAGTCAGCGCCGAAATAGACCGTCAAAACTCCGCGTGGCACACATTCGGGCAGCGCGTCGAGAACGCCGGAAAGGCCATGAAGACCGCAGGCGACAAGATGCAGAAGGTCGGCGACAAATTCAAGGGCATCGGAAACAAACTATCCGTCGGCCTGACCGCGCCCCTGTTGCTGGCTGCCAAAGCGGCGGTCACGATGGGCAACGACTTCGAGGCGCAGATGAGCCGCGTGCAAGCAATCGCTGGGGCGACCGGGGACGAGATGGCTGACCTCGAACAGTTGGCCCTTGACCTCGGTGCATCTACCAAGTTCAGCGCGTCCGAGGTCGCCGAGGGCATGGAGAACCTCGCGTCCGCGGGTTTCACGGTGACAGAAATCACCAAATCCATGCAGGGAATGCTCGACCTCGCGGCATCCTCCGGCGCCGACCTCGCCACCGCATCCGAGATAGCCGCGTCTTCCCTGCGCGGGTTTGGCCTGGACGCATCTAACGCGGGGCGCGTGGCAGACGTGTTCGCCAAGGCCGCCGCCGAAACGAATGCACAGACCGAGGACCTGGGCGAGGCCATGAAATACGTCGCGCCGGTCGCGGGGGCCATGGGCCTGTCCATCGAGGAAACCGCTGCCGCCGTCGGCATCCTGTCTGACGCGGGCATCAAGGGCGAGCAAGCGGGCACGTCGCTCCGCGGCATGCTGTCAAAAATGACAAAGCAGAGCAAGCAGGCTAAGGATGTGATGAAGGAGCTTGGTCTCGAGTTCTATGACGCTAACGGCAAGATGAAGCCGATGGCGGACCTCGTCGCCGAGCTTACCGAAAAAACGTCCGGCCTGACCGATGAGCAGCGCAATAACGCCATCGTTACCCTGTTTGGGCAGGAAGCCCTTTCCGGTGTACTTGCGCTCATGAAGCGCGGATCCGGTGACCTGAAAGACCTGACGAGGCGGTTCGAGAATGCGGACGGCGCCGCCGAAGATATGGCGAAAACGATGATGGACAACACCAAAGGCTCCATCGAGGAAATGAACGGCGCCATTGAAACGGCGGCAATCACCGCGCAAAAGGCGCTCGCTCCAAGTATCCGTGATGCGGCGAAATGGGTACAGGGCCTTGCTGATAAATTTTCCAAGCTCGACCCGGAAACACAAAAGACCATCCTCAAATTTGCAGGCATCACTGCCGCGGCCGGCCCCGTTATCCGCACCATCGGCTCGGTGACATCCGCCGTGGGCAGCCTTGCAAAGGGCGTTGGAAACGTGGTAAGCACATTCGGAAACTGGATATCATCCGGATCTACTCTTATGGGCGTGCTGGGCACAGGTGGCCTCGTTGGAGTGGCCGGCCTTGCATTAGGCGCGTTTGCATTGCTTGTGGGTACTACCAGCCAAGCGCGACAGGAAGTCGATGCTCTCATAGAAAGCACCAAGGAATCGCAGAAAGCCTACGAGGACCAGATAGCCGGCATAGAAACCAACACCATTGTGGCCAAAAATCTGACGGACCAACTTTTTGAACTGAACGACAAGGAAAAGCTGACCAACGCCGAAAAGGCACGCATGAAGGACCTCGTAAAGCAGCTCAATGATCTTGTGCCAGAACTCGCATTGGAGATAGACAACGAGACCGGAAAGATAACGGCCCAGAAAGACGAAATTAGAAAGCTCATCGACGAAAAAATGCGGGAGATAAAACTCAACGCCTATGCCGACCGCATAACAAAACTGCTCCAAGAGCGCGTAGAGATCCAAGACCAGCTTAAGCAACGGCAAAAGGACTATGCAGAGGCGGTTAAGGATACGTATAAAATCTACGGGGATGGATTTCTTGGTGACGAGCAACGGAATCTGCTACAAACACAGTATTTGGGCATAATGAGAGACCTTGGCGAGGAAATGTCAGAAAACATACAGAAATCCAAAGAAACCGAGATGGCATATAATGACCTCGCGCTTACGACGGGAAAATCATCAACAGAAATAAAGAATTCTGCTTCATCTGGCATCGGCTATCTTCCAAAGATTTTTGACCAAAAAATCAAAGAGTCTAAGGGCGTTGTCAAAAACGAACTCAACAAAACGGGCGAGGTTTCCGGTGCCGCAAAGAATTTCGGATTTATAGCTGGAAGCACCATTTCAAGCGCTCTCAAAAACCCGATAGTGGCGCTGGCCGGCAAAGGAAAATCAAGCCTCTGGCAGGCGGCCATCAGCGCTATTCAGGGCTTTATAAACGGCGTATGGGGCATGCGTCCCGCTGTATCGTCGACGGGCCAATCGGCCGCCAGTTGGTTCCTTGGCGCATTCAAGGGTAAAAAGGGCCTTGACGAAGAATCACCATCCAAGGCCATGGATGAAGCCGCGTATTACGCCGTGGAAGGTTATGTGCGGCGGATCCGTGCCTCGGAGCGCAAAATTATGCATGCGGCCCATAGCATGGCGAGCGCAACGCTGGCCGGTGCTTCTGAGGCGTCAATCTCTGGCGCTGGCACCGGCTCTACTGCAGGAGATAGCGGCGCGGTCGCCGGAGGCATCGACTACGACCGCCTTGCCGCCGCGATGGTCGCAGCCATGGGCGGCGTGAGCATACAGGTTGACAGGCGAACATTCGGGCGCGTCGTGAGCGAGGTGAAATGATGGCATGACGATAAAATACGTCAACAGCTTGGGCGTCGAGGTGGACCTGACCGCCCCTCCCTACATGGCGCTCGGCGGCGAATTATTTGACTTCGACTGGACCCTGAACGTTGCGGCGCGCTCGACCGGAATAGGCGGGCGCGTCAACTCTTTCGTGTCCGGCGTAGCCGACAAGCAGCTGCCCGTTCAGATATGGGCGCATAGCCGCGAGGAATACGCGGCGGCTGTCAATACCCTGCACGACGTTTTCGCGGCGGACAGGCTAGCCAAAAAGCCCGGTAGGCTGTACGTCGGAGATTCCTACGTCACCGCCTATGCGCGGGCGAGCCAAAAGACCGAATGGTACGACGGCGTCGACTACATGCTGAACGTCGTGACGTTCGCCATCGAAAGCGGCTACTGGTGCTCGGAGATCACGCAGGAATTCAACGTCTTTCAGGAGGCGGGGGCAGACAGCTTCAAATTCCCCGGCCGCTTCCCGTGCAAATTTTGCGCGTCCGGTGGTGTGGCGACGCTCATCAACGCAAACTCCTACGCCATGCCCGCGCGCATAGTTGCCTACGGCCCGGCTGTGAATCCATCGTTTCTCATCAATACCGCACAGTACATCGTGAATACGGAACTTATCGAGGGCGAGCGCATCGTTATCGATCAGCTTGCGGGTACGGTCTATAAAGTTACCACGAGCGGGGAAATAATCAACGAATTCAACAACCGCGGCAAGGATCCATCTGTTTTCGAGCCGATACCCGCGGGCGAAAACACGGTCTATTACAGCGGCAACTTTCCGTTTGAAATCACTATCCTTGCTCAAAGGAGTGAGCCTTTGTGGGAGTAGAATTCGGGCGCATTGTGCATGTCAACGCAGATGGGGAGCAAGTCGGATTCATCGATGAATTCGGTTATTTTGACTGCGTGACATCTCTCGATTTGGACTATGAGAACAACTCTTGGGTGCTGTCGTTAGGGCGTGAGCAGTTTAATGCCTATGGTATTGCGGAGGACCACCGCATAATCATCCCTGGCACCGAGTACGGCGGACGCGTGAAGCGCATCCGTAGCGTAAACAACGGTCAGACGGTAGAACTGGAGGGTGCTGGCGTACGCGGGATGATGGCAAGATGGATAATCAAGCCGCCTGCCGGAGAGGGCTATTATATTTTGCCAGAAACGGAGGCCAACGCTGCGCTCGCGCTCATCGCGGGCGGCCGGCTTGTCGACTACTACGAAGTGTCTGCAGAGGATAGCGGCTTTGTTATGGATGGCGTTTTTCGCTACAACTCAGTTTACGAGGCCCTCGTCGCCAGTATTTACACGATAAGCGGCGCAAGGCTCAACGTCGCTTATGACGACGCAGGTATAGCGCACCTTTCGTTTGTGCCCGTGACCGATTATTCTGCGCAGATCGACTTTTCGCAGGACTACGGCGCGCCATTGACCGCGGATGTGGATTATGTTTCGCGATACAACGGCATTGTCGCGTTGGGCAAGGGCGAACTAGCGGACCGCGATGTCGTCATCTACTATCTGTGGCGAGATGGGACGCTGCATTCCGACCCTGAAAGCCTGAATGACGTGCGCGAATACCTTTACGATGACAACTCTGTAGAAAGCCTTGCGGACTTGGCAGCAAAAGCAGCAATAAAGCTGCGCGAGGTCGGCGACCGCAATACCATCAAAATCGACCTGTCCGGGCTGGATATCGAACTCCAACTCGGGGACATCGTCGGCGCGCGCGACCGCGTGACCGGCCTGACGATCAAAGACAGCGTATATACCAAAATACTGCGTATCGAGAACGGCATAACGACCCTGCAATATACTATGAAAGGAGATGCTGCCCAATGAGTCAAAAGGGCATCGTCATAGACCTCGCGGCGACCTCCGACCCGAACATCACAGCCAACGATTTTGCATATATGATGCATTCGCTTTTGGGCGTCAGCGCCATCGCCGGGACGGGGCTGACGTGTACGAAAATCAACAACAATACCGTTCGCCTCGCCGCGGGCGGGTATTTTATGCGCGGGCGCACGCTGCTCGTGCCAGAGGGCGAAACAGTGGATCTCTCCGTGGATAGCGGCACCGCCGGGCAGAACCGCAACGACCTCGTTATCGCGGAGTTCATCCGGCGCGGGAGCGACGCGGAGGACGATGTTCTGCGTTTCCGCGTGTTGAAAGGCACGTCGACCGGCGGCACACCCAGCGACCCGACGCTGACGCAGTCGCCATACCTCAGCGGCGGCGCGCTGCACCAGGAGGCGCTTTTTCGTCTGCCCATCACCGGGACCACGCTCGGGACGCCGGTTCAGCTCGCGCCCAATTTCAACGTTGGCACGGGCTGGTTTCCGCTGGGCGTCAAGGCGACCTATGCGAGCGCGACCACGTTCACGATTCCGGGCGACTGGACGGGCGTGCTAGGCGCGCGCGACCGCATCATGCTCTATCAGGGCAGCACAGCCAAATTCTTCGTTGTGATTTCCGCGGCATATTCGGCGCCCAATACAACAGTCACCGTCACCGGCGCCATATCTGACACGCTGGCAAATGCCGAGATTTTACGGCCATATTTTCAAAAGGCGATTCCGTTGGCGTGGCCTTCCGAAAAGACTTTGCTTTGGTCTGGCTCGTGGTCAAGCGGGAACATCGTCGTTCCCGGTCTAGCAAATTATTCCGAATATGAGCTTGTATTGAGCGGAACTGACGTACGCG